TCTAACAAAAACAGCTGTACTACTACTTTTAACTTGTATTAATCTATCTAATAATTTACCAGCTTTATATTTTGTAGTACTTTCAAATAAATCAACTGGTGCACCTTCACTTATTGAATCGTAAGGTCTTTGAGAATAAATACCAATGTCTGAAATATCAGCATCCACATGAATAGTATATGAACCTAATGGGACACCAAAAAACATAAAGTCACCAGCTTCATTAGTAGTAGTTGTAAATTTATAATATTTACAATAAACATATTCTAATTCTGGATTATCTAAAATTTCTCTTTTATTAGGAAAAGTACCTATAGGTGTAAAACATTCATTGTTTGTTTCACTAGTTTTTGGTAATAGATTATATCTAATACCTTCAGAATCCTTATCAGTTATAATTTCATATGGGTATAAACCTCTAATAATTGAATTTTCTTTATCTTCATCATCTAATGGTATAAAAATACTAACTCTAGCGTTTGGTAATCCAACGCCACCATTAAAGAAAACTCTACCTACAACCGCACCATAATCAGAACAAAAATTTCTATATGCATCTTCATCACTTATTTTTAACGATAAGACTTCCAGAAAGTCAAATTCTTGGTCTATTTTTACTTTAACATATGTATCATTACCGTTAGGTTGAGTTCTTATCCTAATTGTTTCTGACATAAAACTTATTTAATTTCGTGTGTTATTTCGTCAACATCTAATAATGTAACGTCATCTTCATTTAGTTCATCTAAATCATAATAATCATCATCATCATCGTCATCATCGTTTCTTGTTAAAGCTTTACCCATTATTTTAAAAACAATTTCTTTAACACTAAAACTTTGATTTAATACAACAATCTGAAATATAAACCAAATTATTGCAATGTTTATAATTGGTAGTGCTAAAATAGCTAACATAAAAGCAAAAACTTTTAATGTATAAAAACCAACTCTTCTTAATTTAGCATTTACGGTTAAGTCACCGAATTTAATACTATTATCATTTGAAACATTTCCTTTGCATCCGCAACCCATAATATATTTTTTTTTTAATTGTTATTTGATTAAATATATACTTTTTAAATGAATAAATAAATGTTATTGCTTCGCTCTAACTAATATATCTTTATTAGGGTATTTTATTTCATACATTGTTGTTGCTTCACCAAATATAGTCATATCTTCCAAATCTATTTGTCTTGATGGTACATCAATATAAAATTGTGAAATTTCATTTAAACTATATTGACCACCACCAACTTTATTAAACATTCTTAATTGGATGACGTTCAGTACTCCACCTATATTATTTAATGTTTCAATAAGTGGTGAAATGTATATGTTTTCACCCATTTCATATTTGTTTATATCAAAAAACTTTCTAACTTCTGTAATCGCTTTTGATATTACTTGAGATTGTGGAACATTTTTATCAATAAATAAATCTAGTTCAACTGATATATTAACAATTCTACCATCTCTAACATTAACATAATCATTTAACATTCTATAATCAGCTAAATAATTAGATATATTATTTTTTAAAGTAGATGTTGATTCATTTGATAGATGACCAGCAGAATCTAAACCTAATATATAAACACTAATTTTATTTAGTTCTTCAAACACACCACATCTAAAAGGTGCACCAAATTTACCAGGCATTTGTGCGATTCTAGTTTGATAGTCTTTTATTGTAACAGCTCTATTTTGTGATGCAAAATTATATCTTATCATATTTCTTATTTCCTCAACACTTGGTTCGCTTTTACCACCAATAGCTGGAAATAAATTATTAACTTTTAAAGAACCCCTTACCAATTGATTAATTTGTCTATCTGGTCCGTTAACACTCATGTTAACTATACCAAAATTTTTTATAACATTTGGCCCTATATTTGAATCAGCACCACCACCAACTCTATATTTTATAAACATAGTTGTATTAGGTGTTGGTATTTCACCTAGTGACATGTTATTAATGAAATCACCTATTTGATTAACCAAAGCTGGATTGCTATCGAATTCACATAAGCTAGAAATATCTTGACTACCAGAACCAAAAGTTATTTTTGTAAAACCTAAATCTGTATATTCTCTAATAAATTTTTTGTTAACACTAACCCATTTTCCTGGAGTAACTGTAGATGAGTCAGTTGGTCTAGTAGTATCTACTATAAAAACTTTATCTTCAGCTAAAGCATCAACTTCATACCATCTATTATCTGGATTAGCAAATTCTTCTAAACTAGGTGTCACTGGAATATTTGTACCATCTATAGTTATTATTGAATCTACTGAGATGACATCATTATCTGGTAATATTATATCTAAAAAAGGCCTAGAATCAACGGTAGCTATTACTTTTTTTAATATTTTAGAATAACCATTCGTAACTATTTCTCTTTTAGTTAAAGTATAATTTTTTAATGAACCATTTGCATTAAAATTAGGGATTATAATCCTATTAGGTATTCCATTAACGTTAAATGGTGATGAAAAATCAACATCATCATTTAATTCAAATATTTTACCAGCACCAGAAACTTGTGAACCAGATTTCAACATTGGAGCGTATGATACATCAAAACTATCACCAAATGGTGGTAACGTTATACTTATATCAACTATTGTTGCACTAGCTCTTCTCCCTGGTATTTTTAACCCAAACGTTCTAGCTAAAGATAAGACTGACTTTTTTTCTTGAGCATAATCGATTTGTGTTTCAGCAAACATCCTATCTGTATTATATGATAACATATCACCTACAGCAGCATTTAATTCTAATAACATCATACCTACTGACGCATCATTAAAATCATTAAAAATATCTGGATAATATTGTTTAACATAATTTATTAAATCGGTTCTTATGTCAACAAAGTTTCTTGATGAATAATTTACATTTGGCATATTTTATATTTTTATTATTACCATGTCTGATGATTCAAAAACACCATCAGTTATTGTATAACTTAAAGAAACAACAGCAGCATATTCTGACTCTGGTGATTCTTCAATTAGTATTTCATTTAATTTTAAATTTGGTAAAAATCTTTTTACGACTGTTCTTATTTCCTCTTTTATACCTTCTTGTGTCATTGCATCATTAGGTTCAAAAATAAAACGTAATAAATCAGTACCAAAATCTGGATTATATAATCTTTGACCCCTTCTTGTTAATATTAAATGTAGCAAATCAGCTTTAATCGCTTGATTGGCTTGTTCAGTTAAATCTAAAAAAAACCCTTTAGGACTATCTTTAAAGGGATAATTTATATTTATGTATTTACCGTTTGCCATAACTTTATTTATTAGATAAATATAATACTAAAAGATTTTTATAAGTAAATATGGTAAATAAAAAAAGGGGTTATAAAAAACCCCTTTTTATTTATTATTTAATATAATTTTTAAGCTGAACAACCAAAACATTCAAATTGACTATCTTTAGGTTTTTCAACTTGAGTTATTTGATTGGAAGCTAATTTTTTATTAGCTTCTAATTTAGATTTAGTTCTAGTGTAATAAACACCAGTTTTTAAACCACCTTTCCAAGCATACATAAGAGCTGAAGCTATTTTAGCATATTTAGCATCAGAGTGATACACATTTAATGATTGTGATTGGTCAACATACTTATTTCTAATTATAGACAAATCCAATAATACTTTTTGTGGTATTTCCCATACATCTTTATATCTAAATCTAACATCTTCTGGAATTTCTACAATATTTTGAATGCTACCTTGATTAGCAATAACTTTATCAATCATATCTCTATCCCATAAACCTAAATCTAATAATTCATTTACCAAATATTTGTTTACGATTAAGAACTCACCTTGACCTACACGTCTTGTAAATAAGTTAGATGTTACTGGTTCAAATGATTCGAATACACCTAATAAAATAGCAGAAGATGCAGTCGGCATAAGTGCTAATAATAAACTGTTTAACATTGGGATTGGTTGACCTTCTGGTAATGGTGACCATCCTTCGATATAAGTTTTACCTTCTGAATATGGACTACCTTCCCATGATGGATAATTTCTACCTTGTTCAATAGCTAATCTCATAGATTCTTCAACAGCAGCTTTATACATCGTTTCAAAGATATCTTTGTTCCATTGTTTAGCTTCTTCTGATTCATAAGCAATTTTTTTCTTAGCAAAGAAATCAGCCATACCAGCTACACCTATAGCTAACGCTCTTTGGTCTTCACCAGCAGCTTTACTCCAATCGTCAGACCATTTGTTTCTATCTATCACCTTATTTAAAGCCTTCACAAGAACTTTTGTTGTCTTAGCAATAGTTTCTAGTGTATCGTGTTGTGAAAGGTTAACAGAAGCCAACGTACACTGTGGAGTGTATTTTGGTTTTGATGCTTGGAATACTTCAATACAAAGATTACTTTGTTTGATGATTCCAATATTTCTTTGCATATTGTTTTTATTAGCATTATCTTTAAACATCACATATGGTTTTCCACTTTCAACTTGTGATTTGATAATAGCATCAAAAATACTTTTAGGATTAACTTTTTTACCCAAACCTAATTCTACAGCTTTGTAGTATTCAGCAACGAATTCTTCACCATGTAATTCATAAAGTGGTGTTAAACCAGCTTTTTTAATTTCATTAGGGCAGAATGTATACCAATCTTCATTGTTTTGTAATTTTTCCATAAACAAATCGTTGATAATCACAGATGTGAATAAATCTCTAGTTCTTAATTGCTCATCACCAATAGGTAATGTTAACTCTAAGAAATCTAATATATCTCTATGCCATACTGATAAGTATAACGCACAACTTCCAGAACGAGAACCTTGTTTATAGAATCTCATTTTAGATTGAACCATATCCGCTAATCTAATAACACCTCCAGCATTACCTTTAAATGATTCTACAATGCTATCTTTAGAACGTAATGGGTCGATTAATAATCCAATACCAGAACCTTCTTTTGATGCAGCAGCAATTTTTGTTAATGTTTCTTCAATACCTTCAAATGAATCTTCTTCTAAATGAGTTAAGTTACATGAAATCATACCGTTTCTTTCTGGCACACCAGCATTCGTATATGTTGGTGTTGCAAAATTACCACGTTTTGACGTAATCTCATCTAATAATTCAATTCTATCTGATTCATTATCTTCATGTAAATAACCAGCAACACGATTATACATACATGATGGTAACTCAGTTGCCGTTTTTTTATCATCTTTTAATGAATATTTTGATAAAAAAGTTGTAGCCGCAAAGAAATCATAAGTCAAATCAACTGGTTGTAATTCTTTACCAACGATTTTAGATTGTCTTGATAAAAGAATTCTACCACCCAGTAATGAATAATCTGGGTGTTGAATCACTTTATCAGCCGCTTTAAACGCTATTATCTCATCTATTTCTGTTGTTGTAATATTATCACTAATCAACGGAATTACTTCTTGGAATAACGTATCAGAATCAACTTTAAGACCTTTAGCTTGAGTCTTGATTCTAGTTAATATTTTGTTTGGCGTAAACGCTTGTGTCGATTTATCTCTTTTTACTATTCTCATATCTTATTATAATTAAAATTCTTCATCAAACATACCATCTATCGTTGTTGGTATCTCAACTCTAGTATATTCACCTTCTCTTTTTTCAAAGAAATTATTTTTAGAAGATAATCCAATTCTAGACATATATTCTAAAGGATTTCTAACATTGAACTCAACTGGACAACCAAAGTCATTCAAGACAATATCCGTAACGTATTGAACGTATTTAATCATATCTTGTTTTGTTAAACCTTGAAGACCATCTGGCATACTTTCTTCGATGAAAACTTTTTCAACTTCGTAACAACCTAAAACTATTTTTCTGATTTCTTCTTTTGATAGTTTATATTCATCTTTAAGATAGTTTTTATATAATCTAAGAGCAAACTCGTAATGGAATGTTTCATCACGTAAAATCAATTCATTCATTGCAGCTAGTCCTGGCATTTTATTACGACTTCTATACCAGAATACACCAGCAAAAACACTAGCAAATGAAATACCTTCAACACAAGCAAACGCTAATAATCTGTGTGGGAACGATGGATGTTGAATCCAATTTTCACCCCAAGCAGCTTTTTTAGCAACAGCTGGATTTGATTCCATAGCATTAAATAGTGCTTCTTTTTCAATTAAATCTTTGATATATGTCTCAATCAATAATGAATAACCGTTTGCATGTACTTGTTCTATAAACGTTTGGTGACCATAAAAATATTGGGCCTCTAATATTTCAACTTCTCTTTGAAAGTTGTTGGCTAAATTTTCTATAACCAAACCATCTGAAATAGCAAAAAATGCTAAGATGTTTTTAAGATAAATTTTTTCCTCTTCTTTTAATTCATCAAATTTATCTTTTGATAAGTCTGGTTCTTCAGCAACCCAAGTTTGGGCTTCGGCTTTCTTGTAATCTTCCCATAAGTCATTATGAATTACTGGGAAAATAGAATACCTTTTCTTTAAAGTTTTGTCTTTTAAATACATATTTTATTTTATTTTATATTAGTCTACCTTAGTTATATTTAAGGCATTTATGAGTGCATTTTTTTGTTGTGCATGCTCTAACGCTTCAGCTACTCTTTTTTGTCCAGCAACTTCTTTACCGTGTTTGTGTTCAGTATGTGTCATAGCACCATTGCTATTACCCATATCAATGTGAATTTTAGCGTTATCAAATCTAATGTTTTCGTAAAT